TCGACCGTGCCCAGCGGGAAGGCATGGGCTTCACCGTCGGCAATGAAGTCACGCGTGGCCATGGTGCCGTTGGCATTGAGGTAGCTGGCCTTGCCGCGATACTCCTCAAATGTCACACCGGTGTAGTTGAATCCCGCGCGCACGTCGCTGATCAACATCGAACCTTGCAACCAGTTGGTGTAGGCGGTTTTGGTTTCCTTGTGGGTGGTCAGCGCTCGGAAGAAGCTTGGGGAGCACAGAACATGAACGCCGGTCATCATTTCGCCTTGCAAGGCGTCTTCCATTTTGGAAAGCAGGTCGTAGCAGGCGTTTTTCAGATGGGCTTCGTCAGCCGCCACCGAGAACTTGAAGGGGACTACTGTCTGATCGAGATCAAAGGCATCGAAGAGATCAACCAGCTCGGAACCATCGGCATCCAGGATTTTTCCCTTGAGCGCACCCATGCGCAGGTGCTCCAGCGTGATGGCGTGCTTGTTGCGCATGGTCTCCAGATGCCGGGCCAGCACACCGGAGATGGCTTCCATCTCGGTTTCCGAGCCGAAAGCGCGGATGCCCTGGACTTCTTCGGGCAGCACCACATCGTCGTGCGGGATGTGCGGAATGACGAAGGAGCGCAGCTTGCGCTTGCCACGCTCACCCACGGTGCCGGGCGAGCCAGGCGGCTTGGTGGGCAGCAGGTTCAGGCGGCCGGCGTACTCCTCCACGATGATCTGGCGGGTGCGCACGGGTTTGGCCGGAAACAGGTTCAGGGCTTCCAGGCGGCCGTAGCGGTTGGGGATGAGGTTGATGGCGGCGGTGAGGCTGGCCATCGAGAAACCGGGGTTCAGAAACGGGTTGTTCATTCGGGGCTCCAGAAATGACGAGACCCGCGCAAGCCAGACGGCCAGGCGGGTTCGGGGGGATGGAAGGATGGGCTGTTTGTGGCGAAGGTCAGGCGGAGGTCAAGCGGATTCGCGCACCAGCACACCGCGCTCAGTCAGCTGCTGCTCGTAAGCCGTGCGCTGGGCGCCGGTGAGCGCGATCGGCCAGACCAGCGCGGTCTTGGCCACGATAGCGTGGCGGGCGATCAGGATGGCGTCGCTGCGGTCGGCATTGGTGGCATCAATCGCGTTGGCAAGCACCCCGATGGCGGACTCGATGCCGTCGGTGGCGGCGGGGTCGATGGCGTAGTGCTTGCCATCGCTGGCATTGCGTCCGAGCACCGTGCCCAAGGGCAGGTTCTGGCCAGCGGCGATGGTGGCAACGTCCCGTGAATAACGGTTGGGGGCTTCGTACTTCAAGAGGTCGCCGAGGTTGTTTTGTTCGGTGATGGCGGACATGGTTTACTCCTTTGCAGTGAGTTTTTTGACGGCGGCCACGATGGGCGAGGTCTCCGGGCGATCAAGGTTTTGCGTACCGGCGTCCACGGTGATGGTCGAGCGGATGTCATTGGCTTCGGAACGTGCCGCACGGGCGTCGATCAGTACGCGCCGGACATCGGCCTCGGTCTTGCCGGCTGCGATGAACTCGGCCGCGCGGTCGGGACAACCGGCCAGCAGGCAAACCTCGGCAATCGCCTGGGCAGCCTGGGTCACCTCTCGGCGGGCCTCAGCGACCAGGGCCGCAGCCTCATCAACGCCGATGGTTTCAGAGAGATTTTTGTCGGGGGTGTCTTGCAGTTCAGACATGGATAACTCCTTGTGGGGAAATGCCGCCTCAGCACGGATGACGCCCCGCACCTGAGACGGCGAATGGCTACGGGCGTGGAGAAACTGATGGAATTCGGCAAGAGTGGCGTCCAGCGTCTGGATGCCATCGGCCAGACCTTGGGCCACGGCATTGCTACCGAAGAAGAGTCCTGCCTCGGTGGCACGCACAGCGTCCAGATCCATGCCGCGCATGGCAGCCACGTGATCGGTGAAGATGGAATACAGCCGATCCACTTCGCCTTGCAGCTCGGTCTTGGCGGCATCGGACAAGGGCTCGTGTGGCGAGTAGTCGTTTTTGTGGGCACCCGCCGTGATGGCCGTGAATCGGTAGCCGTCCTTGGCATCCTTGACCGATTGGTCGACATGTAGCGCAATCACACCAATAGAGCCGACCCCACCCGTCTCGGTCACGAACAGTCGCTGGGCGCTGGCGGCAATCGCATAGGCCGCCGAATACGCGGCATCGTTGGCCACTGCCCAGACGGGTTTGACCGCAGCCACCTCGCGCAAACGCCGGGCCAACTCGAAACTGCCCGAGGCTTCGCCACCCGGGGAATCAATGTCGAGCAGGATGCCGCTGACCTGCGGGTCGGCCAGTGCCGCATCCAACATCGCGGAGATCTCACCATAGGACGTCAAACCCGAAGCGGCCTCCATGCCGAGCGAGCGCTTGACCAGCGATCCATGGATCGGGATCACCGCAATACCCTCAGGGGCTGCGGTTGCGGGTGGCCGTTGGTACATGGCCATGTCCATGGCTGGCATCGCGGGAGCATCGGCCATGCCGATGCGCTGGCCGACCACGGAGAGGATCACGTCCAGCTTGGGTCGGTGAATCAGCAGGGGCGTCCCGAACAGGCGGGAAGCAAGGTAAGTCATGGTTGGGGGTCCTGGTTGTTGGGCGGTGCGGCCTCCGGGTCACTGGAATCGGGATTCGTGGGCTGCGCGTCTAGGGTGTCAGTCAACGGCGCAGCGGCTACCTGGTCATGCCGGGCATCGGAGTCGAAGACCAAACCCAGCGCATCCGCCCGGGCGTTGTCCGCTGCAATCTCGCGGTCCACGTCTTCGGCGTCATAGCCGTTGCCAGAGATAGCCTCGGATCGGCTCATGAGACCCGCGCGGATCGCCAACTTCATGGCGTTGAATTCCTTTTGCGGATCGACCCAGCTCCAACCCTGCGGGATCCACTTGACCGACTGGAACTGCCGTTTTTCTTTGCGATAGCCAGGCAAGTCGATCGCACCTTCGAGAACCGCCTGGTCCATCCAGGCGCGCCAGATGGGTCTGCAGAGTTGATGCACGATCACACCGTGCTGCAGGGCTTCACACCGACGCCTGAACTCCAGCAGGCCCGCCCGGATCGAGGAGTAGTTCACCTGCGTCAGGTCCCCGGTGAGCATCTCGTAGGTGATGCCCATGGCAGCGGCCACCGCGCGGAACTGCTGGCGCATGAATTCAGCGTAGGAGCTGCCGACATCAGCAGGGGCCGAGAACTTGATGTCTTCGCCTGGCTCCAGGATCTGCAGCGTGCCGGGCTCCATGCCCGCGAGCGCCACACCGTTTGCGTCTGTCGCCGACTCACCCATCAAGTTGTCTTCCGGGGCCATGCGGGTGATGAAGCCAGCGAACATGGCGGCGGTTTTCTTGCGGACCAGTTCGGCATCGTCGTACTGGTCCAGCTCGTTGAGTTTGACGAGTGCCCGGGTGAGCCACGGCTCGCCCCGGATCTGGCCGGGACGAAGCGGACGGAACAAGTGGATCACTTCACTGGCATCCACCCGCACGGTGTCCATGCCACCGCCGCTGGCACTGCTGGACATGGGAGCCAACAAACCGTCGTTGGGGTGTGATCGGTACAGGTGGTAGGCCACCCGGCGACCCAGCCTGTCGAACTCAATGCCGGAGCGGATAACGTTGCCACCGGGCAGATCCCGGTTCATGGTGGTCGGCAGATGCTCGGCTTCCAGCACCTGGATCTGCAGCGCCACCGGCAGTTCATCTTCGGTGCGGCGGTAACGCAGCCGGACCAGCGCCTCGCCGCCTTCGAGCATGGCGCGAGTGGCCAGTGCCTGCAGGCCGTAGAGGTCGGTGAGACCCGCTGCATCGGCCTGTTCACACCAGTCCCACCAGAGGCTGTGGATGGTTTCCCGCGTGGTCTGGTCCTGCACCATGCTCTGCGGTTTGATGCCGGTGCCGATGGCGTTCGCCACAAAGGCCTCGATGCCTGCGGCGGCCCAGGCGTTACGCCTGACTAGGTCACGGCTTTTGGCACGCAGTTCGTCTTGGGCCAGCGACAGGGCGGCCACAGCACCGGGGTTGCTCGGCATCCAGGCCAAGGCCCTTCGCCCGCCACCGGTGCCGTCGTAGACCGGCGTGCCGCCGAACATGCGGCGACGAAGGTTTTTGAGCCAGGCCATCAGAGCGCCTTGCTGGTGGTCACGCGGATCTGGCGCGATTTGGGTGCGCCGGATTCACGAGCGATGGTGGCTTCGACTTCCGCAATCGCGGCTTTGAGATCAGCCACGCTGCGGTACTCGATGCTTTTGCCTTCGTAGGTCACGCGGTGTTCGCCGCTGGCCAGTGCTTCGCGCAGGGCCTGCAGGTGTTCTGGTGTGTAGGTCATGCTCAGGTCATCCTCAATTCATCCATTTGCTGCGAACCACTCGGCGCGGGTTGGGTTTGGCGCTGCCAGAAGTGCTGAGGCCACCGTCGAATTGCTGTTCTCGGGTGGCCTCGGGGGTGTCAGTGGAAATGGCGATGGCCGGAGGGCCAACGCCGAGTTGTTTTTCCAGCTCTTGCCAATGACGGTCTTCGAACCGGTCCAGGCCAGCCGCAGCGGCGGCCGCCCGGGCGTAGACGTAGCAGTCCAAGGCCTCATTGCGCTCACGCATCTTTTGCCACTCGCGGTGGGCAAAGCCGTTGCGGTCGCGCCGGGTGATCAACTGCTCGGCACAGAGCTGCTGCAGGTACTCGGCATCGACCTTGGGCAGGTGCACGAAGCCTGCTGGGTAGATCGGCGTGATGCCGTCTTCTGCCACCTCGGCGCTTTTGCGCAGGTTGTTGTAGAACTCCAGCTTGGCAATGCCGCCGGCCACCGGGAACACCTTGATGCCCCGGCGCAGCTTCTTGCCGCTGGCGGTGGCGTCTACCGCCGTCGGCGTGCCAATCAGCGCCGCACCCCCAGCAATGCCCTTGATCGGCATGAGCCGGGCATCGCGCACGCTGCGCACGAAGGCATAGGCCTCTTGGGTGGCATATCCGGTATCGAGCGCCAGGCGCGCCAGGCTCAGTTGGCAACCACTGCTGTGGGTCCAGGTCTCGCCCATCAACTTGGCCAGGGCTGACCAGACCTCGGTGCGGGCGGTGTCGCCCATCAGGATCCGGTGCTCGACCAACCACGCCGCCTTACCGCGCCCAAAGGCCCAGACCGAAACTTCGATGCGGTCCTTCTGTACGTCGGCACCGGCAGTGAGAAGCAAACCGCCCGCGGGCACGGTGCCGATACGGTAATCCTCTCGTCGCTCCAGCAGGCGCTGCCAGTCGGGCGCTTCGCCCTCTTCGACCCAAGTTTCACCCAGTTCGGTGTTCTTGAAGGTCTTGATGGCCGAGGCCGAGCGGGAATCGGACATAGCTGCCGACTCCCAAGCCCGCGCGATCTCGATCCAGCTGCGCCAGCCGACCGGGCTGTAGAGACTGGAAAGATGAAACCCAGCGGTGCGCCCGGCTTGTTCAGGCGCGCAGGCCTGCCACTGGCCGTTGTCCAGCATCCAGGTCTTGTGGTGCTCGGCGATCGGCTTGCTGCAAGATTCACAGATGTAGGCCGCCGTTTCCGGCTGGCCCCGCTCCCAGCGCAGCTGCTCAAAACGCAGCCACTGCCGGTGGTCGCAATGCGGGCACGGCACGAAGTAGCGGCGCTGGTCCGATGCCTCGAACTCCCGCTCCACCGCACTAGCCCCGGCAATCGTGGGGGTCGAGACGATCAGGATCTTGCGCCGGGCAAAGGTGCGGGTGCGCGCCTCGGCCAGCGAGATTGCATCGCCTTCGCCTTCCACATCCAGCGGGTAGCCATCCACCTCATCGAGGAACAGGTAGCGCACCGGCATCGAGCGCAGCCCCACTGCGCTGTTGGCGCCGGTCATCACCAGCACACCGCCATGGAACTCCTTAGCAAGAATCGTGTTGCCGGAGTCGCGGCTGCGGGCCGGTGCGATGCGCTCCTGGATGGCGGGACTCTCCTCGATCAGCGCGTCGATGCGCTGCTTGGAGGCCCGCTTGGCCATCTCGACCGTGGGCCACACCGCCATCATCGGCCCCGGGGCGTGGTGAATGACGTAGCCGACCCAGTTCAGACCCAATTCCGTACCGCCGACCTGCGCGCCTTTCATGAACACCACCCGTTCGATCGGCGACATGGGCGACAAGGCATCCATGATCTCGCGCAGGTAAGGCGTGCGGCTGGTGCGCCAGCGGCCCGGCTCGGAGGCGGCCTTGCTGGAGAGCACCCGGTGCTTATCAGCCCACTCGGACACGGTGAGCAGCGGATCGGGCGTCAGGCCCTCGCGCCAGGCACGCTCGATGGCGTCCCAGCCTTCGTAATACAGCTCGTCCATGATCAATCTACCTTGGCCTGCAAGTCGCCCAGGTCTTGCAATTGCTGGCGGACGGCGGCGTCGAGCGCCACATGCAAGACATGCGCATCGACACCCAGCCCTGCGGCCATCTGTGACGAAATGCGCGCTGGCCAGTTGAGCCAGGCATCGCGCTCGGCACGGGCCAACTTGAAGACATGAGCCACGGCCTGCGACCGATCGACCAGCTCACCCTTCAGGCGAGCCAGGCGTACCTTGTTGGTCTGCGCCTTGACCACCTCGTTGACGGTGCGGGCCTGCAGCAGTGACGTACCGCCCGATGACAGCGCCGGGGTGGGCGGCTCAGGCGTATCCCGCGCCACCTTGGCGGAAGTCTGCGGAATCTCGCGGGCAGGTGCGGAAACCTGCGGAGCCGGTTTGTCACTGGCGACATCTGCTACCGACCGTCGGGTCGGCGTGGTGTTGGCCGCCCATTGAGCATCGGCCACCACCGGATCGATGGTGCCGTCCGGCAGCTGACTGATGCGCCCGGTGTCGATGGCCTTCTTGACGGCCACGTGCGACACGCCTCGGTGGCGCGCGTAGGCGCGAATGGACAGTCCCATGGTGTTGATCTACTCAGTGCAAGTGGGTGGCCTCCGATGTGCTGGGTTTTGCGGCAAAGGCGAGTGAATCACCCGGGATTAAAAAGCGCTTGGCTTCTGTGGCGCACAGCGCGTGAATGCGGATGTCGATTGACAAGCAACCCACCAAGGAGCCCCACATGGCCAAACCCAAGCAACCCACCGCACTCTCCCCCGACGAGATCGAGCTTTTGTTCGAATCGATTGCCCTGGACCACCTGTTCATCGAAACCCTGCAAACCCGCCACCGCGACAGCCTGGACTTCCACGATGTCAGCGTCTGGGGTGTCAAGAGCGCCCTGCAAGCGGCGTTTGACGCTGGTCTGCGTGCGGCAGGCGGCGCACCGAAGCAGCCCGTGCAACGCACGCGCAAAGTCACCGCAGCACATCAAACCAGCGGCAACGGCAGCTCCGCCGCCATGCAAGCGTGAGGACGCCATGACCACCGCACTCAACCCCAACCAGCAGACCATCCTGGAGCGCGCCGTTCAAGACAGCGGCGGCAAGATCGCCTGGTTCCCCGAGCACATCAAGGGTGGCGCCCGTGCCAAGGTGCTCGAAGGCTTGTTCAAACGCGCCCTGATCACGCCCGATGGCGACGATTGGGTGGTGGCCGCCGAGGGCTACGACGCCCTGGGCCTGCCCCGACCGGGCGCCTTACCACCGACCATCACGCTGGACGATCCGGAGCTGGAGGCCGATGTCGCCAGTGCCGAGGCCAGTTGGCAGCAGCCCGCCAAGGACAAGCCGGTTCGCACCCGAGCCGACAGCAAGCAGGCCCTGGTCATCGGCCTGCTGCAACGCCCCGAGGGCGCCACCATCGCGCAGATCATGGAGGCCACGGGGTGGCAGCAGCACACCGTGCGCGGCACCCTGGCGGGAACGCTCAAGAAACGCCTGGGGCTGACCATCACATCAGCCAAGGAGGCTGGCGGTCAGCGCGTCTACCGCATCGAGTCCACAGCCTCTGTCAATGTCGCCACCACCACTGAATCGGAGGCCGCATGAACGCCCGCCCCAACTTTGTTCGCATTGATGAACTGGGGCAGCGCCTGGCCGACCAGGCGTTTCGCACCCTGATCAGCCTGTGCCCCGAAATCCGCAGCGCCAGCCCGGCGCGCCAGGAGGCGGTGTGTGCCGCGATGCGCGCCAAGGTAGCACCAGCCATCGACAGCCTGCTCGAAGACGCGCGGCTCGCGCCCTGTTTGGCCGAAGCGGCGTTTCACAACGCCGTGCTGACCCTGGCGCTGGCCGGCGTCGAAGCCTTGCAGGCCAAGGCCGTGAGCCCCAAGTACCAATCAACCAACCAAGTCTCCAATCAAACCAGAAAGGCCCGTCATGCCCAGCATGTCCATCACCATTGAACGCACCCCTTTGACCCTTCAGTGGGAGGGCCAGGAAATTCAAGTCGAGCAGCTCGGAATCCGACTACCCTTTGCGCGCAAGCCCGAGAACCTCCAAGACATGAGCGCCAGTGGCGACTACCTCGTCTACGTCACCGAGACCCGGACCATGACGCCTGAGGAGTTCGATGGGTTTGCTGCCAACCTGCTGGTCTCGCGCGACTGGCTGGCCGGCAAGGGTGGCTATGTCGGCCAGGGGCGTTTGTGCGTGGAAGTTCACGCCCCTGGTCGCCCGTACCTGTTCGTCGATCCGTCTGGCGGCGACTACGCCCGCTACGCAGCCCGTCTGGGCTAGTGGCTCTGACGCCACGCTGTTCATCTTCTTCCATCAAAGCCTTGGCTTTGCATCGCAGCAGCGCGTCAATGGGGTCATCGCCAAACGATTAAACGGAAGCCCCACCATGACCCTCGACCTCGACACCCTCATGCGCCAGATGACCGAGCAAAAGGCCAAAGACGCCTTGCTCACCGCCCGGTCCACCCTGGAGCGCAGCCTGCGCGAGTTGGACCATTACATCGAGCGACTCGACACGGCCGAGACGCCGCACGACAAATCGCAGGTGATGAACTGGGCGCTCAACGCCCTGGCCTGCAACATCACGCCTAACCTGCGTCTGGACCTGATCGCCAACGCACAGGCCGAGCTGGCCAGCGTCGCGAAATGATCACGCTCTCAAAAAATGATCGTGAAAGCCTTGGCTTTGCATCGCAGCAGCGCGTCAATGGAGTCATCGCCAACACAGAAACAGACACAGACATGGAGCCGATGATGACGACCACCCAGATCCCTGCCACCCAGAAAGAAGCCTGGGGCTTTTGGGGCACGATGAATGATCAAGCCGAAGCCGCCTGGCCGATCGCGATGACGGCGATCTCGGACGCCACCTACCAGCCCCTTGAATCGGTCCGCGCCTTCCTGTACAGCCGCCATGGCCGCCACTTTGCCGACGATGTGCTCAACGGCCTGCACGCCGGATTGAACCTGCACGATGCGATCCAAGCCGCCACCCAACGCTGGATGGGCTGGACTATCGGACGCCTCACCAGCAAGCAACACGGCATCCCCAAGGGGCTGCCCTACCTGACGGGCTTTGTGATTCACTGCGAGATCGTCGAAGAGGCCCTGGCCGACTGACGCACCCGCAGGGCTTCAAAGCCCCGGCGCAGCGCATAGCTGCGCACGATCGACACGGCCGTGAAGACTAAGCCAATGAGCAGGTTCTCGGTGACGGTCACAGCCAGGCCGAACAATGGGAAGACCACCATCTGCGTGGCCACAGCCACCCCGTAACCCACCAGCACATTGGCCAGCGACTCCACGAGGGACATCAGGCGCGACTGTTTCATGCGTCGGCCTCCTGTGGGTCTGCTGAGATCAGCATGCTTGCCGTTGCAACCAAGTCGTTGAACTTGACCGCGTCGGCTTCCCGGTAGGCTTCCTGCCCACTCCAGTCTTGCCAGCGGCGCACGATCACATCGACATACTTGGGATCGAGTTCGATGAGCCAGCCGATGCGGCCGGTTTTTTCTGCGGCGATGAGGGTGGTGCCGGAGCCGCCAAACGGGTCGAGCACGATGTCACCCGGTCGGCTGGAATTGCGGATCGCGCGCTCGACCAACTCCACCGGCTTCATGGTCGGGTGCAGGTCGTTCTTCTGGGGCTTCTTGATGTTCCACACGTCGCCCTGGTCGCGGTCACCGCACCAGTGGCGGTTCTCTCCTTCGGGCCAGCCATACAGGATGGGCTCGTACTGGCGCTGGTAGTCGGCACGGCCGAGCGTGAAGGTGTTCTTGGCCCAGATGATGAAGGTGGACCACTTGCCACCGGCAGCCCGGAAGGCCTGTTGCAGGGTATCCAGCTCGCTGGACGACATGGCGATGTAAGTCGCCCCGGCGCAGCGCTCTAGCATTGGCGTCAATGCGGCCAGCAGGAAATCGTAGAAGCCATCGCCCAGGTTGTCGTTCAGGATCGGGCGATCCTTGCCGCGCATTTTGTCCTTGGCGCTGTTGGCATAGTCCACGTTATAAGGCGGATCTGTCACGATCATGTCTGCCTTGGCATCGGCCATCAGCAGCTCGTAGCTCTTGGGGTCGGTGGCATCGCCGCACACCAACCGGTGATTGCCCAGCTCCCAAACATCACCCGGGCGGGAGATTGGAGTGGCCGACACTTCGGGCACCGCATCGTCATCCGTCTGGCCATCAACCGTGGTCTCTTCGCCGGCCATGATCTCGGCCAAAGCATCGGCATCGAAGCCGGTGATGTCCAGATTGAAACCATCCTCCTGCAAGGACTGCAGCTCGATGCGCAGCATGGCGTCGTCCCAACCGGCGTTCTCGGCTATGCGGTTGTCCGCGATGATGAGTGCGCGGCGCTGGGTGGCCGTTAGATGATCGAGGACGACCACCGGCACGATGTCCAGTCCCAGCTTTTGCGCGGCGGCCAGGCGTCCATGACCAGCGACGATCACGCCGTCGGACCCCGCCAGGATCGGATTGGTGAATCCGAACTCGACGATGGAGGCGGCGATCTGCGCCACTTGCTCTTCGGAGTGGGTGCGGGCGTTGCGGGCGTAGGGCACGAGCTTGGCAGTCGGCCAGCGTTCGATGTGGGTAGAAAGCCAAGGATCAGACATGAGTGGATTCGCTTTGTCGTTGTTGGGCGATGGCCTCAAAGGTCTCGCCTGAGGCGGCCAGGGTGACAGGCACACCAGGGAAGTTCTGTTGGAAACGGATCAAGGCCACATCGACGTACTCCGGCGCGATCTCCACGGCACGGCCAATCCGTCCGGTGCGTTGGGCGGCCATCAGCGTGGTGCCGCTCCCTCCGAAAGGCTCGAAGACGATCTCGCCTTCATCCGTGTAGGCCTCGATGACCTCGACCGGCAGCGTCACCGGAAACACAGCTGGGTGGTCGATGTCCTTGCCGATCTTTCCCTTGTGGCGCATGACCCGGATGACCGAGTCGGGGATGCGGTGGTCCTGCGTCGGCTGACCCGCAGCGGTCCAGCCATTGACCTGGCCATCCTTGCCGCGCATGGCGGTTGAGGATCCATCGGCGCGCAGGTGGGTCTCCTGGCCCGCGAACTTGCACGGCACCGTCTTGTTGGGTTTACGTGTCTGGCGGTTGAAGTGGAAGATGAATTCGAAGCTGGGCGCCAGGCGTCCTTGCCAGTCGCCGGGCATCCCTGGCCCCTGGTCCCAGACGTACCAGGCAAAGCGCCGCCAGCCTTGGCTGCGCATCCAGTCGAGCCATGCGTCCCAATACGGGATGAACTCGTTGTCGCGGTGAACCAGACCCAGATTGACCAGCACCTGACCGTCGGCGGCCATGGGCACTTGCGCAAACACACCGCGCATCAGGCCATCCCAGTCGGCGATGCCACCAGAGGTGTAGTCGCGCTGGTTGCCGTAGGGCGGCGAGGTGAAACACAGGCTCGCTTGCTCACCCTGCATCAAGGTGGCGACCAGGGATGGATCGCTGGCATCGCCGCAGATCAGGCGGTGCGGGCCCAGTTGCCAAACATCGCCTGGACGGGAGATCGGCTGCTTCGGTGGTTCTGGGACCTCATCGTCCTCATCGCTGGCAGG